CCTCCTGTTTTTGACAGAGAATTTTATCAAAATCTGCATTGAAGCTCTTCGTGCAGCTCAAATTCATTCTTATTGTTTTTCCTGGTCTAATTACAATTTCTTTTGCCATCATAGATCCACTATGCAATGTTGGCTGGCGATTGAGTAGAACAATGTCCCCGTTTTTGAGGTGTCTCTCAACAATATCACCAATTTGTAAGATAAATTTTTTCTTTTTAGGGTATGTAATATTTTCAAGGAGTTCCCCATTCCTTTTTATGATATCACCCTCTTTTAACTCAAAATGTCCGTAATGTTTTCCATATATAATATCTTTAGATTTTCTTGTAATAACATCACCATATAAGAGTTCAGTGCCTTTAGAAAATAGAGCATATTGTAAATTAATTCTTGTCTTGCTACCAAGTTTTGTTCTAATAACAAAATTAGCCTTTCCATTATTTACTAGTTGTGTTAGATGTTCTATATTAAATGCAGTAACATTCTCTGGAAATGTTAAATTACTAGCCATTTCGGGAGGCAAAGCAAGTTGTCCCATTCTCAAAGTTGGGTCCGGACCAATAACAGTGCGACCTGTTTGCTCACAGTTATGTGTTACTGTAAAATCTCCAAGTATAAACCTATTATTTTTATCTATTTCAAAACCATTATATTTTCCAATACCAACAGGAATAACTTTAATATTATAACTAGTAGCATTTCTACTTAGATAAGACACACACTTTTTTCTTGGTAATAATGTTGGAATATCCTGAATACCATCTCCTGATATAGTTAAAACTAAAGCAATACTTGATTTCTTTTCTTGTTGTGATACCCAAGATGTTTTCTTATTTTTTATAGATGTTTGAAAACCTAAAGAACTTGCAATAAATCTAGCACCATCTATAATATTTTTATGTTCAACAGATTGAGAAATCCTAATTGTTTTACCATCTTGTTCTACAGAACCATCAGTGTCTATTAAACCAGCAAGAACAGATAAACGTGTTTTTTTATCATTTATAATATAGTCTTCAGGAATATGCTTATTATTTACTAAATTATATTTTGAAAGTAAGTTTGTAAAATTATTACATCCCTTTACACCTTTTTTATTTCCAGCTGCTTTAATACCATAATGAATATTTGATCCATCTTTATGTAAAACAACTTCACAATCATTATCTTTAGCCCAATTAGACCAATACTCTACTAGTTCTTTATCAATTGATGTAAAAGACGGACGAGAACTAGTTCCATCTCCTAACCACATTCCTAATATATATGGATCTAGTTCTACTTTTTTATAGATCCATTGTATAGAATTAAAAAGTTTAAAACCCATAAGACATCTCCTAGTGCTTGATGGAATATTTAGATAATCTTTTATAGGAATATCAAATACATCACTATCATCTATAGTATTTTGAAACAACTCAGCATCTTTTTCGTTTTTAAAATTTTTTGTTTTTACTCTAAATGTTTCTTTATCAAACCATTTTAAACTATAACCTCTTGCCGTATTAAAAATAGACTTATGACTACAATATTTAAGTGAAAGAATATGATATTGATTCACTATATAATCATCTCCATTTCTTTGAACTATTTTAAACATTTCATCTTCACCAGAAAATAAATTCTTTACATTTCTCTTATATCCATCATCACCAATAATTATATCTCCTATTTTTATATTTTCAGCTGTCTTAATCTGCCCATTCCATAATAATACTGGAGTGTCAGGAGCTAAACATCTTTTCCTTTATACCAGACTACTTCAATCATTTCTTATTGAAGTCATTGTCCCTATTAATTCATCTATCATACAAATATATCACATATATGATAAACTACATAATAGTACCTTTTCAGGTAGGAGTAGAATAAACCTTAAGCTATCATAAGGGTTGGCAACCCTTCAAGCCCATTTCCATCTATTCGTTGCACCTTCTCCGTATCCAGCCGAGTCTAAAAATTAGACATAAGGACTTAGGAGCTTGGCACAGGATTGTCTCATCCCTCAAATTATTCCTATACCCCCGAGTTTTCCCCGGAGCCATCATATGGTTTCCCATAATGATTTAGGATTGAAGGCATTAGCAAGAGTTTCCCTGTTTTTGAAAATGTCGTCTGTGTGATTCAGTCTAGCAGTATTTTTACATACCACTTGGGCACAATTTACCCATCAAATTATTTCTGATTAACCCGTCTTTACCAGTAAGACGTTCTTTAATTGCTTTAATAGGACGACCGCTTGTTGTATGTTTTGCTTTATTTTGAGAATTATTCATCAAGGTTAAAATTCTAAACTTTAATGCCTGCATAAATTTCTGCTGTTTTGTATCATTCATATCAGCATCTTCTAAATGATTATTAGATTTGATAATCTCACAATATTGATTTGTTAAGTCATCGTCACAAATGTTTCCATCTGCCATCACAAAAGGACGAGAAGAAGGTGGTAAAACAGGGATTACCGATAATATCAAATTTTTAGGATGAATTCTATCCGGAATAAAACCAAGAGATTCTACATCTTCATTTGATATGTTATCCAGGGTTTTCTTAATTTCATCTACACCCAGTATAATTGAAATAGTTTGACCATTTTTCTGCTTATAAACCATTGAAATAGCATTATCAGTAGATGAATGAGCAAATTTAGGTTGAGGATTAGAACAATGACAACATATATCAATCTTCTCTAAAATCTCCAATACCTTTTTAAATCTTTTCTCACCCTTAAATCTATTCAATCCATATAAGAGAAGCTGATCTTTCAATACCAAAAGATTATAGCATTTAATACAAAAACACTTCAAAAAAGACACCACTAGTTTATAATATAGTGGGTGAATAATATATTGATTAAGCTCTATATGCCCCATATGACCCGGACACATCTTTGCGTTTTGGCCACAAGTTACACATAATTTACTACCCTCTAGATTACCACCCATTCTATCATCATAAACTGACCCCGGACCGGATAATTTTGTAGTATTAATTTTAGCAACCGACAACTTAATAATTTCTTCTGGTGAAAATACACCAAATACGACACTTTCTATTTCCTTTATATCAGAATCCATATTGCTAATTTTCAAATATTTTTTATTTGAAAATTCATTTTTATTTTTAAATACATTAACCTTTTTAAAATACTATTATTTTCTAGACCTTCTTACCGACTTCTTTCTAGACTTTCTTCTAGACTTTCTTCTAGACTTTCTTCTAGACTTTCTTCTAGACTTTCTTCTAGACTTTCTTCTAGACTTTCTTCTAGACTTTCTTCTAGACTTTCTTACTGACCTCTTTCTAGACCTTCTTACTGACCTCTTTCTAGTTAGTATTTTTAAGGGAGATTTTCTTTTAAGAGAACATCTTTTTTTAATTTCATATTTAGATAATTCTCTTGCTGATCTAGGAGTTTTTCCTGTTATAATTCTTCTTGGGCGACAATATGGATAATTCTTTTTCCAATTATATGATTTTAATTTTGATCTGCCGCAAGGAACTATTTTTGGAAGTTTGCATATGTTAATCCATTCTTCAGCGTGCCATCTAGATAATCCTGATTTAATAGATTTTCTACTTCCACTGTATCTTCCACCAAGTCTTTTATATTCTTTTACTAACCAGCTACTTGCATATGCGGAGGGCCATTTTTTAAACTTCTTTTTTGCTATACTTTTTACTCTATTATATAGCTTTTTATTTGTTGGACTTTTACTCATTTATTAATATATATGAATATTTTTTTTAATATATATAAAATATATTAAAAAATTACATAGGTGGAAGATTTTTACCGCCTTGACCGTAATCAACAAGATCATCTTGGTCTAAAACAACAATATCTCCAGAAGCTATATTATCAGCCATTGTTACTATACGATAACCATTCCATTTGAAACCAGGTTCAGGATCACCCCATAAGCGTATGAAGTATTCTTTGACTTCATTTTTGATAGGAATGCTGTTATGAGGTAAAGAATCTTTGAACCAATCTTTGAATTGTGTGTAAAGTTCTGTAAGAGATAATACTGATTTTTTGTCAGATGATACGCATTCATCAACAAACTGTCTGTATATATCATTCTGTTTCCTGTATAGAGCAGTCGCCATTCTAACCTTTTCTGGTTCAATTCTAATAGTTATTTTCTTTCTGTGCTCAAGTAATACCCAAGCAAATGCTTCTAGCATATTAGGGATCTTTTTAGCGAATTCTTTATCCATAGGGAATCTTTTTTGTAAAAGTTGTTCTTCGTAAGTTTCAGGTGCAGGATCTTCAGGTCTGCAAAATGTAGATTCAAAAGGGATAACTCTAATACGATTCCAAGTAGCTTTATCACTATACTTCATTTTAGGAAGTTTGTTGCAAATAAAAATGAGTTTGAAAAGAGGAACGATTTCTCTAGCACTTTTTCCTGTTTCAAAAAGATCACGAGCCCAGTAACTATCATTACCAGATAGACTTTTAAGAGTTCCAATATTAATTTGTTCATCACCGTCAGGTTCTTCAAGAACAGCCCATCTTACGCCACCGCCAGCTCTAGCAAGTTCAGGATTAGCTGTTCCGGTAGAAGTTTTCTTTCCGGTAATTAATGTTGTGCTAAATTTAATAGCCAAATCACCGAGCATTTTTTCAAAGATTCCTTGAGTTACAGATTTACCGTTATCACCTTCACCGGTCCAAAAAAGGACAACTTTTTGGTGATTACCTCCTACAAAGATATCGGAGGCCATATCCATAAAATAAGTTCTAATAGACTTGTCAGGAAAGATTTTTTCTAAAAATGAAAAAACATCATTTACTCTGTCATCACCTTCGTCAAAGATTTTATAATCTATAGGCAAGCTTTTTGATAGATAATCTTCAGGGCAACCATTTCTAAAAATATTATTTTTAAGATCATAAACACCGTTTTTAAATGCTATTAAATATGGGTTAGTGTCAAGTTTATTTTTGAAATGTCTATTATAGAAGACTTCTGCGGCTTCTCTCATAACATTATTTTTATAAGGAGCCGATTTTAAATTTTGAGCCAATCTTTGAATTTGTTTTGTTTTAGTTTGAAGTAATGGTGTTTCTGGACCTTCGGGATTGATAACAGTTTGTGAATATAAGTCGCTTCCAATCTTTGCGTATTTATGAACTATATCTTCAGATATTTTTTCTCTTAAGAAAACACCTTCTTCAATCATTTCCCATTTATGGTTAATAAATTGATACCAGATTTTTCCAGATATACTTGCGCATACAAAACGATTACCATAATCTTCCCATAAAATTTTTGCAATATCATTATGAGATCCGCTTATAGCTTCTTTCATACAGTTATCAATCTTTTTTGCCTTCCATTCTTTATACTTGTCAGGACTATCAATTTCAGCGTAATAACGAAGTGTTCCAAAAGTGGCGCAATCATCTCTTTTTGTCATTTTGTCCCATACATCCATACAATGAGCTTCATCATATTTATCACTCCTTGATGAAAACTCTAGCCATAATTCCATTGCTTCATTACAACCATTACACTCGTTGTAGAGTAACCAACCAATTTTCATCCAATCTCCATAATCGTCGCTTCTAAAAGGAGCCAATAATGGTAGTAATGCTTTTGCTGTGGTTAATTTTTCTGATATATCAGGATTATCGTATCCAGTTGTTCCTTTCTTCTTTCTCTCTTTTTTAATTTTTTCTTTTAGTGGTGAAATTAGACCGTGTTTTAATTCTTTTTCAGCACGACCGTATGCAAAGATACTAAAAATACGGGGGAAATAATATTCTACATTTTTAACAATTCCAGCACTGGGGTCGCGACTTCCCATATTTATTAATTTTTCTTTCATATCATAAATTTGATAGTTACTAAATGCCTTTTTTAAACTTATCTCATTGCAATCTGAGTTAAATACTTTGCTATATCTATAGGGTTCCATTTCTTCGCTCTTGCGGCTGCCATAAAGTAACCAAGGAACACTGCAACAATTTTTATCAATTAATAATCCAGAATTTTCAAACCCGATATCTCCAAAAATGTTTAATTCTGTTATAGTGTCAATAACACGAGGTATTAAATGAACTTCTTGAGAAGACTTATTCAAAAATAAATTTGGAAAATGTAGATGAAAGCCATTTTTTACATAAGGTATATCACCGATATTAACTCTATATAAATCTTTTTCTAATAAAACACATATTAAATCCTCATCCGTGCAATTTTCAACAATATTACGTAATACGCATTGATATACTTGTATTACACTATGAACGTGTTCTTCTGTGTAGATTTTACCAGACTCGTTAATATCTATACAAGAAGTTTCTTTTATTTTTATATCTACATCAACTAAAACTGGAAGGCAATCTTGTGGTTTTTCTGCAACTCCAACAATAATATCTCTATTTTCTTGTATAGAGCTACAATATAAATCCCAAAACTCTTCCAGAGTTTCTCTTGAAGATAAATTAAATTTTCCTTTTGGGTTAATCATTGAGACATGAGTATGATACATACCATCAGCCTGATGTTTTCTAAGTATTTGTGAAATTGACGAACTCATTTATTTAATTTAAATAAATATTATTTTTATATTCATTTTTATTTTTTTATATAAAAATAACAAGATAATATTTTTATACTAATGTAAAGATATAATCTAATATTATAAATTTAAAATCTATTTAAAACATAAAGTTTTATAATAAAAATGTCATGTATATCTGAAGATCCAGAGATTATAAACAGCCAACTAGATGCTGTAAAAAATACACTTCAAACAATAGTAGAAGAAACTGTAAATAAAGTTGTTAAAGACTGTAATGGAGATGATGAAGAAGATTGCGAGGAACAGGGTGAAGAACCTTGTGAGGAAGACTGCGAGGAACAGGGTGAAGAAGAGTGTCAGGAAAATGTTGAAGAAGAGGACGAGGGTGAAGAAGCGTGTGATGGAGAATGTGAAGAAACATGTGAGTGTGATGGAGAATGTGAAAAAGATGAGGAGGAAGAGTGTGAAGAAGAAGAAGAAGATGAAGAAGATGAAGAAGATGAAGAAGAAGAAGAAGAAGATGAAGAAGAGTGTGAGAAAAAAGTTAAATATGTAATTAGTATAGATGGTGTTCCAAAAATATATAAATCAACATTAAGCAACACAGTGTTAAAGATGTGGGATATTGCTAGACTAATGTATAATGATTATATTCCAACACATAGAGTGTATTATATTACGCAAAAAAATGATAAGACTATATCTATTGTTGGAACAGAAAGATTTTTCTGGGTTTCATATGAAAAAACATATCATACAATAACATATGATAAAATTTATAATAAATAATTAAAACCTTTTTAAAGAAACAGAATTATAAATAAAAATGACAACACCACATCCAGAATGGGAAAGAGAAAATACTCTAACAGCTCCAGCAGATAGAGATCCCTCAAAGACATTTAGAGGAGATCAATCTTCTCCACCTCTCACAGAAGATCAGGTAAGCATGGCAATTAAAGCTCTTGATAATACATCATTTGTTGATAAGTTTCCAAAGATTGAGAGAAGATATGCTGATCCTCTAATAGCACTCCAACAGATTGGTTTAATATCATGGGTTCCAGCTAAAGGGGCGACTCCAAATGAGCAAGGAGTTTATGGATTCGCAAAATTAAGAGGAAATTTTGCAACTGAAATAGAGGCAAGTGAGAAGGCTGAAAGTCTTATTCGTAATGTTGATTCTTATCATCAGATATATCATACATATGTAGGAAGACCATTTCCATTAACAAATAATCCTAAATATGTATCAGAGACTACAGAAGTTGATATTCGTAAGGGAACAACAGAATCAATATCAAATAATGTTAAAAATAAGAAGGATGAAGAGCAGAGAGTTACTGATGAGATTAAGGAAAGACAAGAAATGTTATTAAAAGATACAACAGAAAAGACAGAAGATGATCCATATGAATTATATACAACACTTCGTGTAAAGAAAGCTCAGATTTCATGGACATATCTTGAGACTAAGAAGAAACTTGATGAAATGAAAGATATTATTATTAAAACTAGAAGTGAGATAGAAGATCTTGATAATAAAAGTGATGAATATAAGAAGAAATATTTTGAAAAGTATATGGAAGCACGTCGTGAATCAGGTTTATCTGATAAGCAACATGAAGATAATTTTATCAAGTTTATGGTAGAAGATGCAGATCTTGGCTTTTAAATTTTTATACTAATAATTAGTATAAAAATGTTTAATAGAATCTAAAACCAAATTTAGAAGCAACTGATTTTCTTGTGGATCTAATAATAATTACTATAATGAGTATTAATAAAACTGCTATACCTAAACCAATACCCCACCACATTGGAGTTGTAATTTTTGAAAGTACATTATCTGGTTTTTCAACAAGAATAATAGGTTTAGGATCAACTGGTGTAGGAGGGACATAAGGTGGATCATCAGGAGATGGTGGGACATATGGTGGAGGAACGTCTGGAGATGGTGGGACATATGGTGGTGGAGGACCGTCAGGATGTCTAGGTTTATAATAACTCATTGTATCACAGTCATATGCACAACCTTTATCGCTTCCACAGGCTTTAATGCAACATTCTTTTGCTTTATCATTTTCATTATCATCAGGACCTACTAATGAAACACACTTCATAAAATTGGCATATGCTTTGCTATTGTCAGCAGGAGCAGGAGGACGACCTCTATTTGAATTATTAGATGCGCACACATCCATACAAACAGAGTTTTTGTTACAATTAGCATTACAGCAATCTAATACTAATGATAAATCTTTGCATCCAACACTAGATCCGCAGTGTTGTGAGTAGCAGTTATCATATACCATTTGAAAATTACCCGAAGAACTTCCACCACCAGAACTGCCAGCATGTGCACATTCCATATCGCAATTAAAGGCACACTTTGTTGGAGATCCATTTGAATCATCGCAAAGGTTATTGCAAGAACTTTTGTCTAAAACAAACTTATTTCTTAATTCGCTGCAAGACATTTTTATTATTATAAAATAATAAAAAATTAAAAAAAAATTAACGGCATTCTTTACAGTTTTGTTTCCACATATATCCAGCAACAGCTATTGATATAATAAATGTTGCTATTCCAACCCATATTAATATTTTTTTATATTTTTTGTGCATTTTTTTTGAGCTGGCACCTGCACCAGCTCCTACAGCACCAGCAATAGCAACAACGCCCATAGCACAAGATGAGCAAAATTCTTCTTTAGTATCTTCATTATCTTCTTTCATTTTTTATTATATACAATTTATTTTTTGTTTTTTGTTTTTTCACTAGCTACTGATGTTTTTAACCATTGTGTATAAGCTTTTGTAAAAGTATCAAGGTCATTAATCCACATTTGTTTCTCTGTTGTATTTTGTATAGTTTTTATCTCAGTCTTAGTATTCTTGATATCATTTTCTAAGTTTTCAATTTTTTGTTTAGTAAAGCTTCTAACTGGTAGTCGTAAAAGGTAATCATATGTATCTTCTTCTTTATCATAACCTTTGGTTTGCATTTCTGTTGAAATATCCTCTTCATTTCTTTTGAAAATTACCAATTCATCATTCATAACTTCTTTTAAGAATCTAGCCTTATTTTCTAGAGTTTTTAGTTGTAATTTAAGATCCTTGAGAATGTATTCTTTGCGTTTGATATAATAATCATATCTTACAGAGCAAAAAGAATCTATAATATCATCAACAGTATCATATTTATTAAGATTTCCTTTTTCTGTAAAGAGCACCATATTAGAAGTATATATGTATGATTTTAATTTTAGATTTTCTTCATTACATTTGATTCCGGAAGCGGATTCAGTAATAACAAAATTAACTTTTTTAGGAGTTGAGTAGTTTTTCATACCTTTAATATTTTTTTCTTCAAGTTGTTCTTCAATATATTCTTTGAATTTATCAATACTCATACTGATAGGAAGTTCGCTTACTAGGAATTTATCTTTACCTTCCGGAGAAACCTTTCCGTATGTGGTATATCTTTTATCAGAATCTTTTTCAATTCTGCCATCAAAACCGTGATACCAAGGTTTTAGTTCCGGTAAAAGGCTGATTTTTGTTCCATCTTCACTTGTTTCAAAAGCAGTATTATTGTTTAACCATATTTTAATACAATCAATAATTTCTAAAGGATTATAAGAAGGGACATTACAGCTCCATCCAGTTCCAATACCTGCAATTACACCATTTACTAATACCATTGGTATGATAGGAACATAAAATACTGGTTCTACTTTATCACCATCATCAATTACGTGTTCTAATAGACAGTCATCTTCTGGTCTAAAGATTAATCTGGTTAAAATATCTAATTTTGTAAAGATATAGCGAGCGTTAGCAGCATCTTTTCCAAGAGAGTTTCTAGAACCAAACTGACCGTCTCTAAATAATAGAGGAATGTTATTGCTTCCTGGAAAGTCGTGAGCCATTTTTGTAATAGTATCAAAGAGATTTTGTTCTCCGTGATGATAGTTTGTTTTTTCTGCTACAAATCCAGCTAGTTGAGCTACTTTAAGAGTTTGACCTGTATAATTTAATTTTTTCAGGAAACAAGCGTGTAGAGTTTTACGATGAGATTCTTTAAAACCATCCATCATATTTGGGATACTTCTAGCGCAATCTGCAATGCTAAATGTAATCATTTCTTTATCAATAAAGTCTGTTATATTTACTTGAGTGATAGGAGACTCATCTATTTCAATACCCATATCTGTATTTGGATTATAATTACCTATCCACAATTTTCTATCATCAGCGTGTGATTTATGAAATACTTTATTCATATTAACAAGAGTGTCTTTATCATTCATTAATTCTACAACTCTTTTCCCAAAAGTTTCTAACACTTCAACATCAGAAGATGTTCCAAGACCCTTATAATATTTAACATTTAGTTTTTTATCTGAATTTTCGTCTGAATATTGTTTGAATTTTTTCTGATCGTAAAATAAGATATTTTTTGATTTCAAAAATACTTTTACAATTGGTGTTTGCATACTAACAACAAAAGGTTGTTCTCGTTCTAAAAGTGTTGGAAAAAGTGAATGTATAAAATTGAGGATAAGTGCTTTGATATGTATGCCATCGCAATCAGCGTCAGCTAAAATCATAAGACGTCCATAATTTAGAGTTTCAAAATTCTTATCATCTTTATAGTCAATACCGTATCTAACACCTAGAGCTTGAATTACGTCAGTAATTTCTTTATTTTTTGCTATAGATGAAATATTAGCATTTCTTGTATTTAAAAGCTTACCTCGTAGAGCAAAAACTCCAAAAAAATCACGTCCTTTATAACCATTCCAACCTTCTTGGATACCAGTAACGGCATAAGTTTTTGCAGATAACCCTTCTGTTAGGATAAGAGTGCAATCTTTTGATAGTTTTCCACCAGCATTATTTGCGTGATCAAGGCCTTCAATTTTCTTAAAAGTTTTTGATTTCTTTTCACTCTTTTTTAGAGCTAAAAATTCTTTACTCCTAATAATATCTTCAATTTGTTCTACAAAATCCCATTTCATAATAGCAGTAATATTTTTAAGAGGGACACTTGATACAACTTCTGGAGAAACCATTTCAGTTTTACTTTGGCTGGAAAATTCTGGATTAACAACGGTGACATTTACAAATATCCTAAAAAACTTTTTGATATCTGTGATATTAACTTGAGGTTTTTTAGGTTTATTAAATTTTTGGACTAGAGGGCGGAATATAGATTCACTCCAAGAATCTACATGCTTGCCACCATGACAAGTATATACACCATTAACAAAAGATATTGCTTCATATTCTCCATTACTTGGTGTAATTACTACATCAGCAGTATCTGTTTTAATTTGGGTAACTTCTTTTGATTCTTCTGTATATAATTTACTATAATCTACAAGATTTTTTACAGGGACAAGATTTTCATTAAAATATACAGAAACTTTTGATAACATAGCAGCATCACACACATATTTTCTGTATAAATTTATAGTATCATCGGTATATGATTTCATTCCAAATCTTTCAAAATCCGGAATATACTTTACTTCAGTAAAACCATTTTTTGCTTTATGAGAAGTGAGTTTAGGTTTTGATATATCACGCATATTATTTTCCCATGTTTGTTCAAATATCTTTCCAGCTTCTGGATCAAACCCCCTAACTTGAAAAAGTTTAGAATAAATATTTGTAGCTTTAATACCAATACCATTTCTTCCTGAAACAAGTCTTTCTTCTTCATCATCATAATTTGAAGAAGTCATAAGCTGACCAAAAATCATTGTGTGATTATAATCACCTTCTTCGTTGATTTCAATTGGAACAACTTGACCGTCATTCCAAATAATTGTTTCTCCTGTTTTTTTGTCAATATTAACCTTGATTTTGGTGCATTTTGTAGTAGTTGATTCACTTCTTTTTACATTATCAATTGCGTTTGATAATGCTTCTACAAAAATACGTAAAAGACCTGGATTTATGTCAATATTTTGTTTAACAATTCTATATTCATTATCTTCAACTTCAATAGCAACATAGTCTTCAGCTTTTTTTGTTTTATTAGAACCAATATACATATCAGCTCTTGTTAGAATATGATCAATATGATCTTTTTTAATATATTTTGGTTTAGGAGGCATATTTATTTTATTTTAAAAACTCGTGTTTTTAAAAATCATTTTTATTTTTTAAAATTAAAAAGTTTGTTTATCAAAAGCAAGTAATAACAACGCTCCAAATGTAGCAACATATCCAGTTATATTTAAAGCATATGAGTCGCCTTTAGCAGCAGGGTTATTATATAGTTTAACTGTAATTACAGCGCCTGAAATAACACTAATAACCATTAATGAATATATAATATATACATTTATATCTTTAGCAAATAATTTTATTAAAATTAAAGCTGCTAAAGTGGCTATTGCTAAACTAATACATATTTTAAATGTTAATTTATCAGCATCGCTTAAACTTTGTGTTTTTAACCACTTATTAAGACTTGCGGCGGCAATTTCACATAAAATTGCTATTACTAATACTATAAATACACGATTATTTGAAAATAATTTGAGAAGTTCCATTTTATAATAATATAATATTTTATTATAAAATTTTAATTACATTTTAATAATACTGTAAAGTTTTTGTTATCTTTTGCTATTATTTTTATATCATAATCATTATCATCACCTTTTATCTTTATCTTATTTATTTCTGTATCTGTAACATATTGATATAAATTGAATGCTTGTTTATTGTATTTAATTGTGCCTTCTGTATTAATTTTTTTGGTATCCCACTGTATTGCTATTGATACAGCTTTTTTCCATGTATCTGTATTTTGTGCCATATATACTAGAGGTGATATTAAATTATTTTGGAAAAAGTATGGTGTATCTCCTTCTATAATTGTATGTTCTAATTTATAAGTTTTATTTCTTTCTGTTATCCATTTTTTAATTGAGTCTTTACCTTCTAAAATTATTTGCGAAGTATATTTTTCAAAATCTGTAATATTATTATATACATTATGTATTGATAAACGGTCTTTATAATTTATCAAATTTTTTATATTATATTGAATAGCTAATTTTAATGAGTAAGCTAATCTTTGTTTCATTTGTGTAGAAGTGACAACGATTTTTCCATCCTGTATTATGCCATTATTTTTAATAAATGAATTTGTAGTTGGTTTATATGTAAAGTTTTTTATAAGAGTTGTTTGATCTTTAAAAAAAGGTATTATATAGTTTTCTATATTATCTATGTCTTTATCGCTAATATATTTTGAAAATAACCAATATAGGTTTTCTTGTATAAAAAGTGCTATTCTTTTATTGTTATTATATACATTCATTACAGAGTCTGTTTCTTTTCCTATAACTAGTGTTGAATCTTTTATCTTGGGTATATTAAATGTATATGTTGTGTTTTCAATTAATGGTATTGTTATAGAGACGTTTCCAATTTTTCCAAAGATTGCTTGAGAATTTTTATCAGTTTGTAAATCTGTTATAATATTTTTTAATTTATTAAGTAACTCTTTGGCTGTTGTATCATTTACCCTGTTAATAATTAATGTTTTAAGTTCTGGTATTCCTAGTGGAGGTATTGGACTTGTAATTATGGTGATTTCTTGACCTTTAAATTCAATATTTAATGATCTTGTTTTACCATATGAATCAATTTTTTGAGAAACTAGTTTAATGTCTTCGGGTAGAGGAAAATATATCTCTGTTAATTTATGGCAAAGAGTATAAGTTTTTGATAATTTGTTAAATGTTTTTGAAATTTCATTAAATAAGTTTGTTTTAGGTTGAAATAGGTATTTTAATTCTTGATTATTTTTAAATCTACCTATTAATTCACATTGAGGATTGTCATATAAATTAATATCAACATCACTTCCTTTATGTATTAAAATACATATAGCTGGAAAGTCTTTTTTGAATCTATAATAACCTTGGACGTGATTTGGTATTATCATTGTAGATTCTCCCGAATCCCTTCTTTCAAATAAATATATGTTACAAGTATATGTTTCTTCTAAAAGACGTATAAATATTTTTGGATCTAAATATTTGTTTTCATCTTTTACAATATCTTTAATATCTTTATATGTTTTATCATATGCTTCTTGTCTACATACAGCAAAATCTACTAATTCATTTCTTGCTATATTTATAGCATCTTTTCTATAAATTTCGTCATCATTAGACAATATATCTGGATTAACAGCTTTTATTACACATTGTAAAAAACTAGAAGGTGTATTATCCATACCAATTCTTACATATTCCCAGTCTTGATTTATTGATTTAAAAAATGTTTGAAGTTCGTCAGGTAAATACGCTAACTTATCAAAAGTCATTATTTTCTTTTTAGATGTAAGTATTCCTCCAGATTCTGCTACAGTTTCAACTTTTGTGTCTGTTTTTGTATTAAAATATTCATTGTATGGAGACTTTAATTTTGTAGTTTGATCTAGTTTATAACAACATGGGAAAAATGGATATTTATCTTTATTTTCTAATGTGCTTTTTGTTAATCCAGGATATTTATATACATCACTCGTGCATCTATACCAGTATTGAGGGCCTTCTTCTGGTGTTTTTGGAAAATATAAGAGTGGAACACCTTCCTTTTTCAATCTTTTAACATCTTCTGGTTTTACAATAGATACTATTTTTTCTTTACCACAACGTTTTTTATATCCAGTTTTTCCAGTTATAAATAACTCAGGATTAACATCTTCAAGATTTTCTTTTTCTGTTTGAATATCTTCTAGTTCTCTGTCTTCTCGTCCATATTCTTGTATAAAATTAGGGATATATTTTTTATATTCTTTTATAATACCCTCTTTTAAGTTATTATATTCTTCAAAAAGTTTTGACATTACATTCATAAAAAATTTTACATTATTTTCATTCTTTGATTTAGTAATATTTAATCTAATATACGGTTCTCCCATTTTTACATAGCCATTTTTTATATTAACATCATTTCTATCAGCAACTCTTGGGGTTATAAAGCATCTTGTTTTATCAAAATTTGGATGTGTAAAAACAATAAATATATCATTCTTATCTTTACTTGCTTTACTACTCTCATTTATAATTAAACGACTAGAAAATAATTTATTATTCATAATAAGCTCTGCTAGAACATATACATTCAAAGTCTGTTTTGGAAATATAAAATTACCCTCTATATTATCAACTATTTTTTTATAAATTGATACGCCTGGAACGGTATTCATTATATTATTAATAATATTTTCTTCATTTTCAAGATTTGCATCTGTATTTGTTTCAACAGTAAGCTTAATAATAATATACTCTTCTCTTTTTCTATTAATAGTAATCATATCTTTACCTATGAAGGCGTCAATATATTTTTTTCTATTCTTTTTTATCTGTGAATTGACTTTCATTACAATAAGATCTTCTAATCTCAATAAATCCCAGTCACTTTCTTGAGTTGAGACGATATCAAAGAAATTTTTTGAAATCTTTGTAAATTTATCACATATTGAAACTGGAACTTCATCTGTAAGTATTATTTTATTAAAAAACTCTAATATTCCTATATTTAGATTTAAGGCTAATTTAAAATCAGTCTTTTCAACAATAAAGTCTGTGTTATTTACACCTTTTAATGTTTTAAACTTTTCATTATCTAGATTCATAAGTTCTACTTTTTTCTTATTATATTCTATACTTTTATTAAGTTTCTCTAGTATATTATTTGATTCTAGTTGAGTGTATATTGTAACATCTGGAAAATTTTCTTTTGCCAGTTTTATTATTTTTTCATTTCTATCGTGTAAGGCAATCCATAAATTAACTACTTCTGTCTTATCCAAATATTGAAATTTAGATATATCTAAGTTTTTGGTATTTCTTATTACATCTAGTTGATCTTCAATAATAATATTTTTTTCAGCTATTAAACTCTCCATGTCATCATCTTGAAACTTTTCAAAACCATATAAATACTTTGGAAGTGTATCTAGACTGGCAGCTACTCTTTCAATAATATTATATACAGAATCAAGATCATATATTTTTAGCTTAACCCCATTAATATTAACCATTATTCTTTTATTAAAAAGACAATTTTTAAATCTATTTAAAAAATATTTAAAAATTTATTTTAAAGACTTGGCAAACTTTTCAATAGAGGCAGCATCTCTACCACCATTATACTCAACTATTCCTACTCCATTTGATCCAAAATATGTTGGGACACCTTCATAATTTGATAGTAAATTTTTCAATCTATCACCAAGTTTTTTCTCACTAGGATTTCCGTCTATTTTAACGGTGCATACAAATACATCTGGATTAGATACAGCAAGTTTTGTAAAGTCAGGTTTTGCTTTTGTGCAATACCCACAAAAAGATCCTTGTATCATACATACAATAGGTTTGCCAGGATTTATTTTCAAATTTCCACTAGAATCTACATCTTCATCTTCCAAATAATATACCGGGACATTATTAAAGTTTTCCATTTATTATTTACAATATTTTTTATTTTTATAAAACAATTTAAAGTTTATATTTTAAATATAAAATAAATGACTATTATATTCAAAGCAAAAACTACAGAGGGGTATTCTATGAAAATTTGCACTGAATTACTTCAAAATAACATAAAGACAGCTTGTTTTGAAATTGATGAAGCTGGTATTAGATTACGCATGATGGATCATCATAGACGTGTTCTTATAGATCTTGATCTTCAAAGTGAAAATTTTACACTATACAAGTTTAAACACCATGAAAAAATGTTTATTGGTATTAATATGAGTCATTTCCATAAAATGGTTAAAGCTATTAAGAAAAAGGACTCTATGGTTTTATTTATAGATGATGAAAGACCCACAGATCTTGGTATTAAAGTAGTGCCAAAAGAAAATAACAGAGTAACTACATCATATATAAAAATACAAGATATACAAAATCTTGATATTGACATTCCAACAAACTATGGGAAACCAGTTATTGTTCCGTCAGCTGAATACCAAAAATTATGTAAAGATATGAATAATATAGGAAATACAATTAATATAGTATCAAAAGGTTTCTATGTTAGATTTTTATGTAATGCAGGATCCGTATATTCAAGAGAAGTTGTGTTTGGTGAAATTGAAGATGAAGATGATAAGAACGATTCTTTAAAAGAACAGCTTGAATATAATGAAGATTTTGATATTGAACAGCTATCTAGAATCGCAAAAATTTCAGGATTATCTTCTAACATGCAAATGTTTCCTAAAGAAGGCTTACCATTATTTTTTAGATCAAGCATTGGTTCTCTAGGTAAAATCTCTATATTTATTAAGTGCAAAAAACAAATTGAAGCCGAAAACCTTAATATAGAACCCGAATCAAATGAATAAATATTTTAAATAAAATCTATTTAAAATCACCTTAAAAATAACTTATATGATACTATTAAAAATACTGTTATTCCAATATACAATGTAATATCATTTCTAGAAGATTTATTAATTTCAATACCTAAACCACTTAACAATGGATCAATTAGTGAATAATTTTTACCTGATAATCGTCTTTCAATCTTTGTTATAAAACAACCATCAAGCGCTATAAATAATACTATTCCAATCAAAAGCATTACAAATATAGTCCATAACACTTTTCTATGATTTGATAACCAACCAAATAACAGAAAAAGCATAAGAATAAAATGACTATATAATATTAAGTAATATAAATACATTTATTAAATCTTAAGATTAATAAAAATAAATAATATTTAAACATATATTATAAATAGTTAAAATGAGTAATTCAATACAAAATTTAAGAATTAATGAACTATCTATTGATAAGATTCGTCCTTCTATGGCAACATATACTGATCCTAGTAATGGCGGGTCAAAAATTGTTGTAATTGGAAAACCTGGATGCTTTGCTAGAGGAACTGAAGTTTTATTATATAACGGAGTTGTTAAAAAGGTAGAAGAAGTTCAAGTAGGACAACAATTAATGGGTGATGATTCAACTCCAAGAAATGTTCTAGAATTATGCTCTAATACAGATATGATGTATAAAATAACTCCTAATGATGGTGGAGCATGTTTTACGGTAAATGAAAAACATATTTTATCTTTAAAAAATGTTTCAACAAGTGAAACAGTTGATATAGTATTAAAAGACTTTTTAGAAAAACCAGACTCTTTTAAAAACGATCATCTATGGTATAGAACTGGTGTAGAATTTAAACCACAACAATTTGTAATTGATCCATATTTTATTGGTTATTGGCTTCTTAGTAATGAAAATATGGAAAATATTATCCCAGATGATAAAAAATATCAATTTATTGGTTATGTAAAAGATCATTCACTACAAAATTTTAAACATATACCAAACGCATACAAGGTAAATTCTTCTAGTGTAAGATTAAGATTATTAGCCGGTATTATAGACTCAAATTCGTCTTATGATTATGATGAAAATACTATTAATATTTCTTTAGACTCTTACGTATTAGCCAAAGACATTGTATTTTTAGCACAATCTCTTGGGTTGTTTGCTTACTATAAAACATTTATTACTAAACATAATGACCAAGAATACACTTGCTTTATTTCAGGAAATTTACACACTATTGAATCAACTACATTTACAGACCTTTTCAAAAAACGTTGTAATACTCCTTATAACTCTGGACTTACTACTGGTTTTACAATTGAAAAATTAAATCACGATAACTACTACGGTTTTGTTCTAGATAATAACCACAGATTTTTACTACACGATTTCTCGGTCGCACACAACACAGGCAAAACTACCTTAATTTCTTCAATTATATACGAAAAAAGAAACATCTTCCCTGTTGGTATGGTAATGAGTGGAACCGAAGACAGTAACGGCTTCTACAGAAAAATGTTCCCCAGCACCTTCGTCTATAATAAGCTTGAAGAAGATAAAATACAAGAATTTGTTAAACGACAAAAAATAGCCAAAAAACATCTCAAAAACCCTTGGGCTGTTCTTTTACTGGATGATTGCACCGACGATCCCAAACTTTTCAATAAGCCCCTGTTCCAAGGCTTATACAAGAACGGACGACATTGGGCATGCCTTTACATCCTCTCTTTGCAATACTGTATGGATATCAAGCCAGTTATACGCACCAATATTGACGGAACCTTTATTCTCCGTGAAACTAATCTTAAAAATCGCAAAGCTCTTTGGGAAAATTACGCCGGTGTTATTCCAGACTTTACCATGTTTTGCGATATTATGGACCAGCTAACAGATGATTACACAGCTCTCTACATTCACAACACCACTCAAAGCAACAGAATTGAAGACTGTGTTTTCTACTACAAAGCCAAACCCATACCTAAAGATTTTAGATTTGGTTGCCCTGACTTTTGGGCTTTTCATCAAGCACGATATAATCCCGAATATCTTGATCCGGTTATTTAAATCACACTTTTAATTGAAAATTTCAATTAAAAACTACTTACTCATCAACCTCAAAAATATTTTTATTATACTCTTCAACATTCTCATCTACTGTATAATCAATACCCAAAAATTTAACTAGAGTATCCACATTCCCTATAATATGCTTTACATCAACATCATATATCCACTCGTGATTTAAATAAACATTCTTCTTTTCTTTATACAACTCTAACATTGCCTCTTCTATTAATCCAGCCTTATTGCTATACAACAAATATTCTAACTTTATAGCCGGTGTTGTAGATCTATGTTGCTGAAGCCTAATATTTACATCCACTAAATCAATACCGACCTTATACTTCATACTTTTTCCATCGCCATCACTTATAATATAAAACGCGGGTCCTTGCTTAAACTTGTGATAATTTCTCTTTTTCAATAATTTTATATGTTTTATTTCTAAATTTTTAATTTCTTTATTTTTCTGTAAGATTTCCTGCTGTAATCTTAATAACTCATCACTGTTCTTTTCATTACCAAGGGACACTTTTCCTGTCATAGCTAACTCTCTTATCCATCTACTAACTTGTAATGCAAATACTGGTGATATCCATTGGGCTAATTGAACTGCTAAATCAGGGTGAATCCAAGAACCCTGTTCAAACTTACTACTGTTACCTCTTTTCACGTCAATTAATTGTGATATCGGTTTATGGATTTCACTTTCTAGAGCATGTATTAGCTCTTTAGTTGATTCAAGTGCATTCCAATGACCAAATTTTTTCTTTCCAGCTTTACAAAGTTGTGTAGCGTTAATATAACCATCTTCTACTCGCGATAGAACCATAATACC